GAACACCACCAAAGGGGGCGGATTTACGGCTGCTGGCCGTGGTGGCGGTATCACCGGCAAGGGCGCCCACATCCTCATCGTCGACGACCCCATCAAGGACCAAGAGGAAGCCGACTCGGCCCTTGTCCGCGACAAGCTCTGGGACTGGTACCAGTCCACGGCGTATACGCGTCTCGCCCCCGGTGGTGGCGTGTTGGTTGTACAGACGTGGTGGAACGACGATGACCTCGCCGGCCGGCTGCAGCAGGCCATGGCGCTCATCGGCAAGGAGGGCGCGCCGGAGGGCATCGACAACTTCGAGATCATCAAGTACCCGGCCCTCAGCCATCAGTACGAGTACCGTGATGACGCAGACCCGGCGCAGCCGGGTCCCATCCTTCGGACCGACGAGCCGATTGACGTCGCCAACCCTCCGCTGGGCTACAGCCGCCACCTCACGCTGCTGCGGCCCAAGGACTTCTGTCTCCACGAGGACCGGTACCCCACCGAAGCCCTTAAGAGGATTCGGGCGAATCTTCAGCCTCGCATCTGGTCGGCGCTGTACCAACAGAACCCAGTGCCCGACGAGGGCATGTACTTCAAGAAGGAGTACTTCCGCTACCAGCGCCAGCTCCCGAGCCCTACGAACCTGCGCATCTACACCGCGTGGGACTTCGCCATTGGCGAGAAGCAGGCCAACGACTGGACCGTGGGCGCCACGATCATGCAGGACGAGCTGGACCAGCTGTACGTGCTGGAGATCTTCCGGATGAAGGGGGACAGCTTCCAGATCGTCGAGTCCATGCTCGACGTGGCCACGCGCTGGGGCTCTATCCCCGGAACAGGCTACCTGCTGGGTGCCGAGGACGGCCAGATCTGGCGCGCCATCGAGCCGCTGTTCAAGAAGCGCATGGTCGAGCGTCGCCAGTACCTCCCGTACGAGGTACTGCGCCCGATGACCGATAAAATGGCGCGTGCGCGCCCCTTGCAAGGGCGCATGCAGCAGGGCCGCGTCATCTTCCCCGAAGAAGCCGCATGGCGCGCTCAGGCCGAACAAGAGTTGCTTCGCTTCCCAGCCGGCGTCCACGACGACGTGGTCGACGCGCTGGCTTGGGCAGTGCAGCTGTGCATGGGTAAGGAGCCACCGCAAGCGTACACCCCGCCTCCGCTGAAGAGCTGGCGGGATCGGTTGAGTGAGAGTTTCGCTGGACAGGGTGGTCACATGTCTGCATAATGCTACCTATGACCACCATCGACACACTCCTCTCTTCAACGACCCGCACCCCTAACGGGTGCATGGAGCGCCACAAATGCCTTGGCGGTTCTAACGGCGCATATTCACGCGTCTTGGTTGGGTCGCGGGCAACCGGTCGGAAGTACGTGTACGCCCATCGGCTCGTGTGGGAAGCCTTCAACCCCCCGCTGCTTCCCGGACAGTGCGTCCTCCATCGGTGCGACAACCCTAAGTGCATCAACCCAGATCATCTGTTCGTCGGGACCCAGTCCGACAACATGAAGGACATGGCGGCAAAGGGGCGCGGCGGCGCTCCTCGCGGTGCCAAGCACCTGTCCGCAAAACTGACTGAAGAACAGGCAAAATACGTACTTTCGTCTGGCGCCAAGTCATCTGTTCTTGCCAAAGAGCTTGGGACTACGTACCAGACCATCTACGCGTTGCACACCGGCATCACGTGGAAACACCTCCCACGGTAAGGAGAGAACGACATGCCTGTTAATACCGCTCTGGCCACTCAGGTCTGGAATCGATATACCTATCTGCGCGACAACGGCCACCTCGACTACGTGAAGAAGGCCGCCAAGTGCGAGGACTTCTTCGCCGGCCTGCAGTGGGACCAGAACGATCTGGCCCTGCTCAAGGCTCAGCGCCGCCCCGCCCTGACGATCAACAAGATCATCTCGACCATCTCCAACGTGATGGGCGAGCAGATCTTCAACCGCACGGACATCGCCTTCAAACCTCGCAACGAGGGGGCCACGTCCGAAGTCGCCGACGCCTTGACCAAGGTGTTCATGCAGGTCGCGGACAACAACCAGCTCAGCTGGACCCGCTCCGACGTATTCACGGACGGCGTCGTGACGTCCCGTGGCTTCTTCGACGTGCGGCTGGACTTCACCGACTCGCTGCGCGGCGAGGTGCGCATCGAGCAGCTGAACCCCAAGAACGTGCTGATCGACGCCGACGCGGACGAGTACGACCCGGACAAGTGGAACGACGTGCTCATCACCAAGTGGATGAGCCCCGACCAGATCGAGCTGCTGTACGGCAAGGCCGACGCGGACCTCCTGCGCAGCCGCACCGACTCGTACTACCCCTACGGCTACGACTCCATCGACATCAACCGCGACCGCTTCGGCTCGGCGCGCGCCGTCGGCTGGCCGCTCAACACGGTAACCCAGCAGGAGTACAACAACGTCCGCAACATCCGCGTCATCGAGCGCCAGTGGAAGAAGCTCGACAAGGTGCTGCACTTCGTCGATCTGGAGACCGGCGATACGCGCGTTGTGCCCACCGATTGGGACGACGACCGCATCGCCCAGCACCTGCAGACCAACCCCCAGCTGGCCACCACGAAGAAGCTGATCCAGCGCATCCGCTGGACGGTCATCGCCGACAACGTGGTGCTGCACGACGACTGGAGCCCGTACAAGCACTTCACCGTGGTGCCGTACTTCCCGTACTTCCGTCGCGGCCGCACCGTCGGCCTCGTGGAGAACCTGCTCGGCCCGCAGGAGCTGCTGAACAAGGTCTCGAGCCAAGAGCTGCACGTGGTGAACACCTCGGCCAACTCCGGCTGGAAGGTGAAGCGCAACGCACTGACCAACATGTCCACCGCCGAGCTGGAGAAGCGCGGCGCACAGTCTGGCCTCGTACTGGAGCTGGACGAGATCGCCAACGCGGAGAAAATTCAGCCCAACCAGACCCCCACAGGGCTGGACCGGGTGTCGTACAAGGCCGAGGAGCACATCAAGAGCATCTCGGGTGTGTCGGACTACATGCAGGGTTTCGCGCGCGAGGACGTGGCGGCCAAGAGCGTGCAGACGAACAAGCAGAGCGGGCAGGCGAACCTCGCCAAGGTCATGGACAACATGAACCGCTCGGACTTCATCCTCGCGCGCACCGTGCTGGACCTCGTGCAGGAGTACTACACCGAGCAGCGCTTGCTGTACATCACGACCGACCGTCTGATGAACACGACCGAGCAGATGACGGTGAACCAGCCCACGCCCGAGGGCCGCATCGTGAACGACCTGACGCTGGGCGAGTACGCCATCGTGGTGACGAACCAGCCTGAGCGCGACACGTTCGAGGACACCCAGTTCGACCAAGCCGTGCGTCTGCGCACCGAGGCCGGCGTGCAGATCCCCGACAAGTACATCCTGCAGTCGAGCCGCCTCAAGGAGAAGGCCCAGATCATCGCGGAGATGGAGCAGGCCGGTCAGACCCCCGAGGCCAAGCAGCAGGCTGAGCTGCAGATGCGCGCGCTGGCCGCCGACGTCGCCTCCAAGGAAGCCGAGGCCACCCAGAAGGGCTCCGACGCTCAGCTCAAGCAGGCCAAGGCCCAGAAGGAGATCGCCTCGATCGGTCAGGACAGCGGCCAGAACGAGATCGCACTGGAGCAGCAGAAGCTGGAGGCCGAGATGGCCATGGAACAGCAGAAGCTCGATCAGGAATTCCAGCTCAAGCAGGAGCAGATGAACCGCGAGTTCGAACTCAAGCGCGAGCAGCTGCAGATGGAGATGGCCCTCAAGCGTGAGCAGGCCACCGCCGAAGCAGCCATCAAGGCCACCGTCGCCAAGGAGCAGGCCAAAGCCGCTCGTGTGGCGGCAGTACACAACGCACAACCCCCGGGAGAGGCGTCTCCCACTTCGCCAGCGCCGGGTGCCCCGGCCAAAACCCCCAAGCAAGGAGCTTGACCATGCCTTTCGCAATCCAACAACTCATTTCTCGTGGCTACTGGGCTCCGGCCGGTGACGACGGCGCCGATACCGGCGGCGGCGACAGCGTGGATCGCGGCGACGACTTCAAGTCGCCTCTGGACAACGCCGGCAAGGGCGACAAGCTCGGCGACGACGAGGACGACAAGGCCGACCCCGACAAGGAAGGCGAAGAGACCGAGGAGGAAAAGGCCGAGCGCCTTCGTCTCGAAGCCGAGGAAGAGAAGAAGAAGCGCATCCGCATCCCCAAGTCGCGCTTCGACGAAGCCCTCGGCAAGGCCAAGCAGCGCGAACAGGCGCTGTTGGACGAGATCGAGAAGCTCAAGGGCGGCCAGCAGGCCTCGGCCACGGCCAAAGCGGTCCGGGACATGCGCACCGAGATCGACAAGCTGCAGGACAAGTACGAAGACCTGATCCTCGACGGCAAGAAGGACGAGGCCCGCAAAGTCCGCCGCCATGTCGAGGCGCTGCGCGACGAGCTGTCCGAGTACCAGACCAACACCAAGTCGGAAGCCGCCCGCAAGGCGGCCATCGACGAGATGAGCTACAACGCTCAGCTGGCTGGCTACGAGGCCAAGTACCCCGCGCTGAACCCTGAGCACGAGGACTTCGACGAGGACAAGACCGACGAGGTCGCCACCCTCCTGAACGCCTTCGTGAAGGCGGGCCAGAAGCGTGCCGACGCGCTGGCCAAGGCCGTGAAGTACGTGCTGGGCGCGCCGCCCGCTGCCGGCAAGGGCGGTGACGACGACAAGGCCAAGGAGCTGGCCGAGCAGCGCGCCGCCGAGGCCCGCAAGAAGGCTGCCGACGCCAACAAGAAGCAGCCTCCGAACGGCAAGGACGTCGGTCTGGACTCCGACAAGGCCGGTGGCGGCAAGGGCGGCGACGTGGACGTTCTGCGCCTGTCGCAGGACAAGTTCGCCAAGCTGGACGAAGAGACCAAGGCCAAGTTGCGTGGCGACACCATCTGATATAAGATCGGTCCGGGAGGCAATCCCGCCTCCCGGACCGATAGGAGCCACCATGAACGATCCGATCCAGCAGGAAATTGAGCACGGCGGCCAGGTGATCGCCCAGGGCACGCCGGCCGACATCGAGGCGTCGGAAGACAGCCTGACAGGCGCCTACCTGTCCGGCCGCAAACAGATCGAGGTGCCGAAGAAGCGCACCCAGCCGGGGGAGGCCTGGCTGCACGTGCGCGGCGCGCGCGGCAACAATCTGCGCGGCGCCGACGCGTCGATTCCGCTCGGGCTGATCACCTGCGTCACCGGCGTGTCCGGCTCCGGCAAGTCCACACTGATCAACGACACGCTGTACACCGCGGCCGCCCACCACCTGTACGGCTCGGCCGCGCTGCCGGCGGCGCACGACGCGATCGAGGGGCTGGAACAGTTCGACA